CCAAAAGTAATTTGAAAAGGTCGAGTATCGGCTAACGCGGCCTTGAGAAATGATGGAATATAAGGTGAATTATTTTTTGAAGACATGAAATTAAGCCTTTATTCTAAAGACCGTAGACGCATCCAGGTATTTTTGTTGTATTCCATCAACCTCAATCATAATGTCAATTACATAAGAATTTCCTGATGTCAATGATGATGTCTTAAACCTACAGTACATTCCATAAGAATCGCTGGATAGTTTTGTCGACATATGCGTTGGATCAAATGGTATTTCATACTCTCCTGTTGCAATATTTCTCACTCCAAAATAAGAATTATTGACAACAACTCCCGGTAATTCTACAGGTAATCTTTGCGCTTTTATGATAGGATTGTTTTGATCAAATATGTTGACCCTTACTGAAATGTCATCATTCAAAGCATAATCAGAATTCAAATCAGAAACATTAACTGCATAATATTTTGGATTTGCTCGTCTTGAACCTCTTTCGGGAGGATATGCCTTGATTGTACTACCTGTAAGATAAGATATTGAATGATCTAAAGATGACCAAATAGGAGTAAAAGAAACTGAAGCTGACTGTTGCAGATTTGTTCTTAAATTAACGTCAGTTGAAGAAATTGTTACAGGTACAGAATAAATTCCTGTAATGGGATTATTTCCAATATAATGCTGTGATCCTGTAAAAAATAATGAATATTGTCCTACACCTGAAACATGTGTTTTCATTTCAAGCAACAGACAGTTAGAGCCTGTTACTTCAAGGCTCGCTGAAAAAAGATTTTTGGGTTGTGATGATACGTAATTGTATAGAAATAAATTTGATGCGACATCGAATCTTAAGTTTGATGTATCGTCTTGAATTGAGTCGTCAAATTTAAAAATGAGTTTAGGATGTTTAGTTTCATCAAAAGCAGATCTGCTAGCAAATCTTTTTACGAAATAAGTTTTTTTATTATCTTCTATCTCTGACGAAAATGAAATTCTAAAGCCTTGATCAGGTAAATCTCCTACTAAAGTTGCCGAAATAATTTTAGTAACATCAACAAAAAGATCTTCTTCACCTGTTTTAAAATGCTGTGAAACCTTTGTTGAAGGCAACAACACGGAGCTAGTGATGTAATCACCTGGCGTTAATGCAAAGCATGCATCAGAACACCCCGACAATATCCATGCGCTATCAGCAGAAGATGAGATAAAATTGCATTTATCTATATCTGCAAAGTATGCCGTATCTCTTCCGTAACCTTCAGAAAAAGATGAAGATAGCGGAAATACTTCTATTGAAAAGTCATTAGGTGTTGGCTGTCCTCCATAAACATCTTTTAGTGAAAGATAACATCTAAAGCTACTGTCGTCAATGTCTATTAAATTTTGATTATAAAGATTTATAAGCTCATTTATATCAAAATGTATTAGAATTCTAGACAATTCAGTTTGCGGTATTTTTGTGGAACCGCTTGCTGTGAGAGTGACACCGTATAATTTAAAAAGGTCCAGGGAACCTGCAATGCCTGTGTTACCGCTTACTGCTCGAACTCCGTCTACAAATTTGTTGGTTATGTAAGCATCTTTATCAGATTTTAGTTTTCTATACATTATGCCACCACCTTGGCAATGATATCAACCTCTGGGTAACGAATCTCTAAAATTCCTCCTTGAGGTGGAAAAATCATTTGTCTTCTTGTGTAAGACTTTATATCGTGTGTAACATCACTATATACTCTATTGTTCACAATACCTGAAATATTGCTAAACTTTATATCATCTACTGCTATAACACCTTGCACTGTAAAAATTGTGTTTACGACATCTGATATGATGATTGGTTGATCAATAAATCTTTTCTTCACATTAAATTGATTCTGCAATTTTGTTAATATAGCAGTCAATATTGTACTTCTGTTCAAAGAAGGATCTAAAACAACTGTAAATTTTAATTGTAAATCTACTATTCTTGCGTCGAGAATGTCTATGGAATCTGAGATCATTCTGTATGCATTTAGATATTTTTTTATATTTGTTTTTAGAGTGTCAGGAGAAATAATTAACTTTTCTTCTGTGTCTCTTGAACAAATATAAAGTTGTGTAGCAAGAGGATTATTATTGTTAGTTGCTATAGCAGCTCTAAATACCCTACCTAAATTTGATGGCATCGTGTATATGCGAGCTAAAAGATCTTCTTTGGTAACAATTCTTTCTTGCGAATTTTTTACCGTGGGAATCAAAGCTACAAGTTCTTCTGATGTTAAAGCATCTTCGCCACCTGAAGCTCTTTCAAGATTTGTAACTTCAAGTGTATTTCTTATTTTGTAAGAATCAGTATTTGGAGGGTTCTTAGGGAATTGCATCTGAAGATTTGAAATGTTGGTAATCGTTCCTGGTGCTACGTTATGTTGCAGCCCTCCTCCATATCGATATGTGATAGTTATTTGCGTATTTTCTGCAGCAACCCCTAATGTATTGGTTGTTAATAGTTTTTCAGGATTAATTGGAACACGTGAAATTGTTTTTGAATAAGGAAAAGCTATAGCAAATTCAGATGGGTCAGGTATTACGTCATCTTCTAAAGTATTCGCATTTCCACCTCCAAATGTCAACGTTGTTGATCGTGTTGTAAGTTCCGTTCTTTTCGTGAATCTATATGGAGCAGGTATTACTCTTAAACCATCTTTGACTAATTTGTTGTCACCAGAAGTATTTAAAACATTTCTGTAGACAACATCATGAGTAAGAGCGCCTACTTCATAATAAATGTTACCATATGTGTCATAAACTGAAATTATCTCAGTCACATTAGGTTGAGACAAGGTTAATTGTCTGAAAGCTACGAAAGTATTGATAGGAAAACTTTCTTCAGTTTGTCTTCCAGAAATACACAAACCATCTAAAGAAAGTATGTAACTTGTAACTTTTCCGTCAGCCCTTGTTCTTCCTATTCTTTTTTCTGACCTGGGATTAAGAATATAATTGTCATTTTGGTCTGGATCGTATGCAAAATTTATATCTTCAATTAATGTAAACGAAGTTCCATTGGTTGACGTAAAGATTGTTCCTTCTTTTATTATAGGTAGCAGTTCAACATCAGGTGTAGCGTCACCTGCAATGGCTGTAGGAACTTCGATATATGCACGTACCCTAACTGCCGCAGGTGATGCCCCATTGATGGGAATGCCTGCATTTATTAATGCTCTTTCGATGTTCTGCGTTTCTGTTGCTGTTTCGTAATTTAATTCTCCGTAGAGATGATCCAAATAGAAAGACATGTTGTCACCGACATATGCGGCCATGTCAAGAAAAAGCCCCCCAACAGATGCTTCAGAAAAATCCTGTATTTGATTTGGATAATACTGTCTTGCGTAATCCAAAAGATTTGCCCGTAAAGATTCAAAATCTCTACCAAGATATCTTCTTTGTCTAACTTCAGTAAGTAAATTTTTCTTTGGATCAACAGCCATGCTATTCTCTTTTCTAGATTACATATAGAACTATTTGAATTTTTCTATCTATAACGTTTAATGCAGGTATATTGTATCCAATATTTACTCTAATTACAGCTGTGTTTTTATTTTCATTTCTGTCAACCTCAGAGATAAAATCGATAAGGTCCACGAATGGCATCCATGTTGTGACAGCGTTTTTTATTCTTACGACAGCTTCAGAATCAAAAGTTTCCTGTGAAGTAAATTCAGTAGTAAGAGGTTTTAGATTTGCTCCAAAAAAATACTGTCCAAGTCTTTCACCCCAATTGGTTTGCAGAAGATTTCTTAAATTGTCTGCTAACTGATTAGCAAGATCGTAGTGCATAACAAGCAAACCATCTTCATAACCTAACTGCAAAGGAGTTTTTATTCCTATAGGTACAGGAGTGACAGATACAGCATTCTGTTGTAATGCTGTGGCAGAAACACCAACGCTCTTAAAGTTGATAGTCGCCATTTTTCACTTTTAATTATTGCAAAAATAAAATTGCTGCTTGCATTATATCGTTATACGACAACAGCATTAATTTCATCCATAGTTGTTCCTATTAATTTTGCGGTATGGGGTGCAAATTTGAGCCCCGGCGGAGGATCTGGAAATTCAAAGGTAGGATCTTCACCAATTTCTTCATTTATTTCTTTAAGGGCAGCTTTAAAATTTTTATAGTACGCTGTAGGAAATGCGGCATAATATGTTAAACCTTTTGGATTGACAGCGTCTTTTGCAGGAGGTACATTTTTTTTCCCCTCATTTACTTTTAAAACATTAGAACCCAATACGGAAGTTGAACTCATTAAAAAAACAGGATTCCAAGCGTTGTTATTTAATTTTAAGGATTTTAAAAGATAAATTCTTTGTGAATATAATTCTTTCAATATTGCTGAAGCACCTTCTCCTGGTGTTCTATACTTTGCGAAAGAGGTCACATAAGGTTGACTAAAGGCATCGTAATCATATCCTGTAAAAGATCCTGCAGTACCTGAGCCGTGAATATTCCCCCAGTTATTACAACCTACTGATTCAGGTATCAAAGCTCCTGGTTTCCATTTTTTCCTTCCTTTTTCATCAAGTTTTCCTGTATCCACAGGTACGCAAAAAGAGCCAGTCCCGCCATAGTCTGTTTCTAGTTTTGCTATTGCTTGTGAAAATTGCGCTTCTATCAAAGAAGGTGGTCTGTTGTAAAGTATCTGAAATGCGTCTATTATTGCATTTCTTGCCTTTGAGTGTCTTTTCTTGCCTTCAGTTTTTTGAGCTTCTTTATAACCATATTTTTCACCTAAAGCACCTGTAGCCCCTACAGGAGATGATCCTACTGTGGCACCAACAGCTGCAATTGAAGCACATTCACCAGTAAAAGAAGAAAGATCAGCAACAACGACTTGTTTTACAACATCACCGCCTTCGCTAGGACCAAAAGTTGCAGATTCAACTACTTTATCTATAATAACACAAGGTTTACCTGCTGCGAGGTCGAGTATTCCTGGTATGTCAACGTTGGCTATTAAATCTCCTGTAAATTTTACAAACATTTCGGGAGTTTTTATAGCCCAATTATCAAACTCAAACTTTTGTGAAAATTCTGAAGGAAAAGGCAAATTGATTTTTAGATCGACTTCAGGCAAATCAAATTTTGGTATTGGTAAAGATGGAGGAATATTAAAAGAGTCAATTAGCCCATCCATTAAAGGTATTTTAATTCCTAATGTTAGCGCTAAACTAACGGGTGTAAGAGTTGGTAGCTTTGCCAAATCAAATTCCGGAGGTTCTAATCCTAATTGTAAAGCGACTGCCGAAGGATCGCAAAAAGGAAAAGGTAAGTTAGGCGCAGATTTCATATTGAAACCTTTTGCAATTTTTTCATACGTCTTTAGTATATTTTCGTGAAATTCAGGATACTTTTGCTCATCTTCAATATCTTCAGGTAAAAAACCTGTTGCGCTAGGAACTGAAGATCCAGCCGCACATGGAAAAGGTGAAGTCTCAGCGAATCCTTCTTCTGAAGATTTTTTTAGTCTTTCAATTATCCTATTTTTTGCTGTAAGTGAAAGATTTTCGTTTTCATCAAGAATTCCTGCATGTTGCATGAAACCTTCACTCATGGCTTGTTAGCTCCTGTTACTAATATTTTTTTGGCCCATGTTCCTTGTCCAGGAATCTGTGTTCCTCCAAATTTGCCGCCCATTGTATTTGACAGCGCTGTAGTTGTTGGCAAAACTTTTCCTTGATTCAAAGTGGCCGGTGTATCCGTGCATAGCAAAGCACGATCCGCTGTGTCATCACCCAATTTTATGTAACCTTCAGATGAAGGCGTAAAAACTATGTCGCCATTCGTCTTAATTGTAATTGATGCCCATTTTGTTTGATCAGCTACGTTGTCAGCTTTATAACCAGCTGTTGTGTTGTCAATTGATGTAGGATTATATTGAAAGTTGGTAACAATTAAAGATATATCAGATCTAGCTATTATTCTAACTTTGTCTGTTTTTATTGTTATCGATGCATCTCCTTCTGGTGCATCAGCTATTTTAAATTGAGAGTTGTAATTGGATATACCAAAATTTGTGTCAACTGATGTTCGTTGTGAAAGCAGTATTCTGCTTCTGTCATTAACTAAATCAGGATCTCCCTCTGTTGGACTTACCACTTCAAAAGGAAATTTTGCTATTTCTTTTTTTACTTCTTCAGGTTTTTTTGTGCTGCTTGTTAATCTTGTTGTGGAAGCTACAGTTCCTCCTGTGGTCGAAAGAATTCCTCTTCCTACGACAAGGTCAATAGAACCTGCGCTACCTGTAATGTTAGATGTTGCATTGATGCCTGAAATACTTGGGATAGCACCAGGATTTTGTTCATTAGGTTGTAAATTTTCTAAAAAAGTATAATCAGCTATAGGTCCTGGTCTATCTGTTCCTAAAACTATTAAAGAATTGTTGCTGCCTTCAATAGCAATATCGCCTGGTCTTTTTCTAAATCTAGGAACTGATTCGTACTGCATTAATTTTGAAGAATCAGTCTTTGTAATTAGTTGTTCAAATACTTCAAGTTCATTAAAACCCCCAGGAGGACTAATTATTTCTGTTCCTGCTTTAACAACTTTTTCTCCATTTGCGTTGATGGTTGCGGCGCCGTTAGTAAGCTCATAAATTATTTTTTGTGAACCTGAACTTCTTTGTATTAAAGATTGTACGTTAGTTTGATCTAGCTTGGTTGCCGCATGGGAATGATTTACATCATCACCGATATGTGGTTCTGTTACTCTACAAAACCAAAAACCTAAATCTTTTTCCTTTGCATTTGGATCTTCAAACATCGCCCAAACCATTTCACCAGGTTTACAAGGCAAAGAAAGATGTGATGGAAAAAATGGGAATAAAAATATAGGCTGAGAGACAGGTATTCTTGCTGTTCTTATTCTTTGGGCTATTATAGCATTTCTTGGCAAAAGATTAGAATATTGATAATTTGATACTTGAAGAACATGTCTCCAATATGAAATTTTATCATCATCAACTATGTAAGGATCAGAAATAACTTCTAGCACAATCATTCTCATGAATGTTGATGCTGGATCTTTTACTACACTTTTTATATGCCGAAGATGGGTAGGTGCTTCACCTTCAGCCATTTGTGAAGCGTATGTAGGATCATATATAGTCATGTTACTTACCGTTTATCTTTTTAAACATTTCTTCAGGATCTATTTCATCATTAGATTTTTCAGCTTTTGCGACAAGTTCAGCCAATCTTATTAATTGATCATTTGCTTTGCTCATTTTTTCAATATAAGAAGAAAGAGATCTTCCATGTACAGCATGTTCGGTGCTTTTATCTTCTACTATCTTGACAAGCTTAACAAATAAAGTATATGCATTTTGTCTATCATAGACAGCATTTTCATATATTTCTTTCCAAAGTTTTTTCTTTTTATCCGATAATCCTTCTATCTGATCAAGCAAATCTGAAAAATCTCTAACTTTTTCTTCTAGTCCGATATCATTATTTCCAACCATTCCTTCTTCATAGTTTGGCATAAAAATCCTTAATTGTTATTTCTATCTGTTCTAGCTTTTTTATAGTATTTTTTGATGGATTGCATTGTTGTAGTAAGTTGTTTTGGACTAAATCCTGATAACTCTCTCATGTAAAGAAGGATAGCATTTTTGTTGAGTAGATCAATGTCATCTACATTTTCAAAAATTGTTATTATCGAATTGATGCACATTAATTCATTTTCAGTTTTAACTTTTTCTCGAATCTCATAAAGCATTTCAATGATTTCTTCTGTTGATGATTGTCCATCTAACATGCTGTCTTGTGAAGGAATCGAATAGTATTCATCTATCAAGTTTTGTTCATGTAAAGTCAAAGCAGAAGCGTCATCAATACTTACATTCTTTTTTGACTTTAAAGCTTTTTGTTTTGTTTTAATGATAAGCCAGTTCTTTGCAACGACATTAAAATATGAGAAAGCGTTAGTTCCTCTTTCGGCATCAAACTTACCGATTGTTTCAAAGAGGAAATTAACACAATCATTTTTTAAATCCTCAAAACTATCATGAAGTCCTGTAAACTTATGAATATTTATTAAATTTTCAACTAGTTTTTCAAAAGCAGGCAAGATATCATTTATGTAAATTTTATCTTTTTCTACCTTGCTAGAGCTCAGTTGAAATGCAACGATTGCACTCTGCGTATCTGAATTAAAATATAACTTTAGCGGATCTGTCTTTTTTCCGCCTTCTGTGGATTTTTTTGTCATTTTTGTTTTTCTTCTTCATTTTCTTCCTCTATGAAGACAGAGATTTTCTCGGCGGCTTTTTTTATCGCCTTCTTTGTCTCCTTTATATCATCAACGAGTTCCCGAGTAACAGGCTCATCAAGAAATAATTCTAACTTTGATTTTTTATCAACACTTTTATATAAAGCTTCTAAAGTTTCTAAAACTTCTTTATAATCGTCAGTCATGCTTTCAAACAATTCCATCCATTCAAGATTTTTTTTGACGCTTCTATACAGGAGAAACGCCTGAATCACACAAACGATTATAAAAAAATATGTCATAGATGATCCTTAAAAGTTTCATCATATTCTTTGCAGACGGCATCAAAACAATAATTTTGCTTGATTTTTTTAGACAATTCTACTGCCCATTCTTTAGGAGCTGAACTTGAATTTCTAAACTTTATAATCTTTTTCTTGAAATCTTCTTCGTGTACTTCAGCCCATTTGGCATCTTTCATAAAAATTCTATTGTCAACACGACTAGAATGAATGTTTCGCAGAGCATATGATAAGCCGATATATTTCCCGTGGTTTAAAAAGTCAGTATGTCCTGACCAACCCGTGGCAATGACAGGTAGTCCACTGGCAGCTGCTTCTAAAATAGGGAGACCATATCCTTCACCTCTTGTCGTACTTACCAAAGCTTTTACTTGCGGATGCTTGTAAAGGGCCGCTACCTCAGTGTCAGGCATTTCCCCATGTAATAAATGTATTTTAGGAAATGATTCTTTTCTACATTCTTTAATGATAGCTTTGATCAATCCGCTGGATTTCTTTTTGTCTATGCACGTGTTTCTTCCCATGTTTGTTTTAATGATGATACCTACATCAGGATCATTTTCAAATGCTTCGCACAACCATTTGATAGTGAAAAATATATTTTTCCTATCATTCATTGGATTGTCGCCTGTAATTTGACCAAAAATAAGGAAATTGAAACCCGTAGAAAATTTTGGAAGTTTTTCTATTGTCGACTCGACGTCATCTAAGTCTATTTCTTCGCAGTATGATTCAGGTATAACAACAATAGGTTTCATAAGATTACCAGATCGAGTTATACATTCAGCTGCGTGTTTTGATGGAACAACGATCATATCCATCTTGTTGCAAGCTTCTACCCATTGTGTATTGCAAATATCCGTCTCAACCGCTGCTGTCATACCTACGTTATAAGAAGCAAGCGTTGAATCCCATTCATTTGGAAGTTGAAGTTGAAAAGAAACATCAAATTTCTTTTCAGCAGATTCAGATAGGTCAATAGTTTTTTTCATTATTTTTTCTATTAATTCGTTTTTTGAAGAATTAATCAACCATGGTGTATCACCCCATGGAAGTGCTTGAAACTTAAGATCAATTGAATCTTTAGACAACAACCACTTAGCTACTTGACGACAATGAACTCCATAACCTGATTGTGTTAGGGCGGGGCCTCGTAGAATAACTTTTTTCATATCAAAACTCCGTATGGGTCCAAGTTGATTTATTCTCTTTCCAACCATCTATCAATTTAGTAAGGGTCGTATCCCAGTCACCAACTACTTTATCTAAATCGTAATCTCTGTGGGCGTGATTCATTGCCTTGATACCTAACTTTTTTCTTTCTTCTGGTCCTAAATCGTACATTTTCATGAATGCTGCCGCCAACGTCTTATGCGTAATCAAATCCTCAAAAATGTAAGGAACATTTTGATTACCTACCAAAGATCTTGTTTCAGGATCAATACCAATTCCATACATTTCTCCTGACTCATGATCTACAACCTGCCTGGTTAGACCTCCTGTCTTTATTGCAATTATTGGCTTTCCACACATGGCAGCTTCAAGCGTAGGAAGACCAAAACCTTCATTTGAACTTCTGTTGACAATTGTATCGAAGGTGTTATAGATGGCATTCATCTCCTGAAAATTGACACGTCTGTTTGAAAAGACAACATTTTGTGTTACGTCTAGCGTATCTACTACTTGAAACAGATTTGGTCCTTCAGGATCTAAAGGATCTGTATGCATAACAAGCGTTGCTTTTCTGTGACCGTGCTTTTCTTGTAGATCATCCAGAAACATTTTCCATGAAAGAACGATGTCACTTGGCATCTTTCTTCTTGCATTTCTGCTGACATAACCCACGATAAAATGGTCCATTCTTTCAGGACCTAACAAAGATTTCTTTATTGTTTTTACTTCTTCGTCAGGCAAAGGTTTATAAAGATCTTTTGGAAGGGCATGTGGAATGTAATTAGTTTTTTCAGGAAATCTTTCATGAACCATTTCATATGTTGGATAATTGATACAATTAATCAAATCAGTTGATTCATAATAAGGCCGATTGAATTCAGGCCAGGGAGGATTGTCCCAAAGATGCCAGTAAGCTATAGGACAAACTTGCCTAATTTCATCTGACATTTCCCAGACCCAAACAAAGAATCTTGGATCTGTAAAAAGAACCAATGCATCAGGCTTTAATTGGGCTAGAGTTTTTCTCAGTAAATTTCTATCACCAAACCCATTGGTAGGCTTAATAACAAAATCAGGATTAACGACATTCAAATCATAATTCTCGTGTCGGACAGCTCCACCAAAACATCTAAAACTATACTTACCTGTGTTGATTAATCCATTGATCAACCATCGAGCTTGCGTTCCTACACCCGATGTCGACAAAGGATGATCGCATAACATTAAAATCGTCTTTTTTTGCATCAAGGATATATTACTTACTTCTGATAAGTTGTAATAATTTTTTACTGAAATTTTGATTATATCACGTACAAAATTCAGTATTTTTATATTCGCAGTAGGTGCAAGAATCTCTATTTTTGATAGCCATTCCTCTTTTTACAGAGGTTAACATGTTACCTACAACTTTTAGAGATTTCTTTATAGGAACTTCTCCTAAAGAAACAGAAAACAATTCGCAATGTTCTCCAGGCTTTGCTGCTTTTTTTAAAAGAACGAATCCGCATCTAACATCCTTGAAAGGAACATTAGGATTTTTTTGACACCAATAGTTTTTATATAAAGCAAGCTGTGCTTTGACCATGTCATCAGATCTTTTTTCTCTAAACCAACCTCGTTGTGTCGTTTTCCAATCTAAGATCCAATAGATTGTTTCTCCCCTTTTTCCTTTTGATTTAATAACACCGTCAATGAATCCCTTAAAAGCATGAGGATGACCTTCGACGGCTTCGTAGAGCTGGTGTTCAGCATCAACGACTTCCCAATTGTGGAATTCTCTATCGAGAAATTCAGGTACTTCTGATAAAATTTGCGTGGCTTCAATTTTTGCTTTTTCTAAAGCTTCTATTGAAAAATCAGAATTTCCTTCGTGCTTTTTCCATGCTTCCTCAAGGTGATTGAACGCCACTTGATGATCCATTTCTCTTGTCAGAAGATATTTTTCGCATGAAGCATGGACGGCAGTTCCAAAATCTAACACAGGAGATGGTTTAGAAAAATCTATTTTTTTGACATGAAAAAGATGGTGTCTAAATGAACATTCTTTCCAAAGTTTTACCTCTGAAAATGAAACATGAGGTTTCCCTGTAGGTAAAACTTGGAAAGATGTATTTTCTTGCATTTTGATAAAGTAATTTACTTTATCTTATTAGTTCAAAATATGAAGATGTCAACGCCTTTCAACTCCTCTAACGTTTGGATAATTTGAAATAAAATGTTCAATTGTTTTTGTAAGACCAACCTCTATTGAGGTGTAGTTAGGAGTATATCCTCTTGACAAAAGTTTTGCGTTACTTGTTGGTTTTCTATATTGGCCTTCAGGTTGATTCGTGTCAAACACAATTTTTCCTTTAAATCCTATAATCTCTCCAATAGTTCCAGCAAGATTTTTAATGGATATCTCTTCGGTATTTCCAATGTTGATAGGTGTTTCTTCATTGTAATTTTCTACCGCCCACCATATGATTTTAGCGGCATCTTCAGAAAAAGTGAATTCTCTAAGAGCTTTACCTGATCCCCAAATTACAACGTCTTGCTTTCTTAGATGGGCCTCAAAAAACTTTCTAATTAAAGATGGTATTACATGGCCGTTATTAATATCATAATTGTCATGAGGACCATATAAGTTGTTAGGAACTACAGTGACAAAATTACAATTCCATTGTTGTCTATAAGCTCTTGATGCGACATCTAACATTCTTTTTGCATATGCATAACCAAAATTAGAAACATGCGGAGGGCCTAAATGTAATTGTTCTTCTGTCAAGGGGTAAGTTACATATTCTGCATCAGGATATATGCATGTTGAAAGTATTGATACAACTTTTTTTACTTTAGATTGTTTTGCTTCTTCTAAAACATTATTTCCTATCTCAATGTTTTCTTTATAAAAATCTGCTATACAGGATGTGTTATGTTTGACCCCTCCTACTTTTGCAGCAGCGTTGATCCATAAATCTTTGTTGTCTATTGAATTTCCAAAACCTTTGCCTCTAAGGTCAAGTTGAGATGATGATGGACAATACAAACTATGTTTTTCACATGTTTTTTGAAGAGCTTGACCTAAAAGACCTGATGAGCCAAATATAGTTGCTTTCATTGCTGTTTAGTTTCTTTTTCTAAATCTGCCTCATACATCAGTTTGACAAGGTCTTTAAACGTATGTTTTGGTTTCCATCCTAATTTATTTTGAGCCTTAGATGAATCACCTAAAAGGTGTGGAACTTCATGAGGGCGATACAGTCTAGGATCTATTTCTATGTATTTTTTATAATCTAATCCTGCTAACTCAAACGTTGCTTCGACAAACTCACGAACCGTATGAGTTTCTCCTGTGGCGATGACATAGTCATCAGGAGTATCTTGCTGAAGCATCAACCACATTGCTTCAACATAATCACCAGCAAAACCCCAATCTCTATACGCGTCCATATTTCCAAGCTTAAGCACATTTTGCTTTCCAAGCTTTATTCTAGCGACAGCTTTAGTTATTTTTCTGGTAACAAAAGTTTCACCTCTACGAGGCGATTCATGATTAAAAAGAATGCCTGATGATGCATGCATTCCGTAACCTATTCTATAATTTCTGATTAGGTTATGTGAGAATAGTTTTGCAGCTGCATAAGGTGATGCAGGCATCATCTTAGTGTCTTCATTTTTTAGTTCTTCAGCGTTGTCTCCAAACATTTCTGAAGAAGAGGCTTGATAAAATTTAGCTAATGGAACAATATTCTTGCATGCTTCCATTAATCTCATTGTGCCCATGGCTACAGCATCGACTGTTTCTTCTGGTACGTCAAATGAAGTTCTAACATGTGATTGTGCCGCTAGGTTATAAATTTCATCAGGTCGATAATCTGAAAGAACCTTATACATCGACCCCACATCATTCATGTTACCATAAACCAATTTCAGATTGGGATTTTCATACAAATGATCAATGTTCGATGTATTCAAAACTGAAGTTCTTCTTTTTATTCCAATTACTGTGTAATTCTTTTTAAGAAGCAATTCGGTAAGATATGAACCGTCTTGTCCTGTAACGCCTGTTATTAATGCTCTTTTGTTCATAGCTTGTCTATAGAATCTATTGATTTGTCGTCAACAAAAATGTCATAATACGGCTTATCACAGCGTAATTCATGATACTTGACTCCCCAAGAATTTAGTTGTTGTTCAGTAAGAGGAAACCAATCAATTCCAGTTTTGCTTCCTCTTGCTGTCCAATAAACTATATAATTTCCGTCATCGTAAAGATTATTGATTTTATCAATTCTATCTTTGTAAGGTTTTGCGAATTGATATTCTCGAACATTTTCGTAAAAACAAATTGTTTCGTCTATATCAATAAAATAAACTTTAGACAACTCAATCACCCTTTTGCAATCTATAGCTATCTTCTTCAAAATGCTGCGTTGAAAATTCAAAAAGCTCAGAATTTTCAAGAGCAATCATTTGATGCCTTAATCCTACATAAACATGAAATGAATCGCCAGCATTTAAAATAATTTCTTTTGAATTTTCAATTGAATCTTGTTCTGAAAATTTAACAATCATTTTTCCTGATTGAAGATAAAAAACTTCATCTTTAATTTTATGATAATGCCAAGAACATTTTTTTCCAGCATTGAAATATAGAAGCTTTCCACAATATTGGGGTTTATTAACTATCCACTTTTCATATCCCCAACCTTTTGGATGAATACAGTTTTCTGTTGTCATTATTAGAATCTTTCAAACTATATTAGAAACTTTTCTTAGCTTTTTTAGAATTGGTTTCTCAGAATCAAGAACAATCTTTTGCCCTGTTCCTAACATTTTTTCAGTTGTTCTAACGGCATTGACAAGTTCATTTACATTTTCAATGGATGCTGATTGATCAGATCCATACATTGATCTATCTTTTGTTATGTGAAATTCAACGCATTCTGCACCACGTGCGACAGCTGCAACACATGCATCATGACCATTATAATGATTTGAAAATCCTACTTTAGTTTCAGGGTATAAAGCTTTTAACGTATCGATATACTTTAGATTAATCTCTTCTGCTTTACTAGGATACGTGCTGGTGCATGCTAAAACATATTCTACAGAATTTCCCAAAAGTTTCATTGCGGCTGTAACTTCATCATCTGATGACATTCCTGTAGAAACAATTATCTTTTTTCCTGTCTTTTTCAATGCTTGCAAAAATTGTTTATGTGTGAGAAGTGCAGACGCAACTTTATGAAAATCTAACTTTACATTTTCTTCTAACAATTCAATCGAATTGATATCCCAACAAGATACACCAAAATGCATTCCAAGAGATCTCGTGTAAGCTGCTAATTCTTTGTACTGCTCCACAGAAAACTCTAATCCTTCTTTTTGTTGCCTATTGGTTGTACCCCATGGACTTTCACGAGGAGCATCAAGTTCTTCTTTTGTATAAACACTTTCAATGTCTCTTTTTTGAAACTTTACCGCATTGCAACCGGCCGACTTAGCTTTATCAATTAGTTCTTTTGCCAAGTTGATGTCGCCATTGTGATTGATTCCAATTTCTGCTATGATATAAGTTGACATAATTTTTCTCACTTTCACCAAACTGTTTTTCCACCATCAATTACCATGTTATGACCAGTCATATAACTGCTGGCGTTCGAGCAAAGAAAAACTATTGCTCCTTTGTATTCATCGATATTAGCCATTCTATTCATAGGAATAATGTTGGATAATTTTTCAACAAATTCTTGCGGATGGTTATTGTACACCCCTGTTGGGCTTAAACAATTTACTCTAATTCCGCTTTTCGCAAAGTATGTAGCCAAATATTTTGTCATTCCAACAATGGCCCACTTTGCTGCTGAGTATGTAATTGGTTTTACGTTTTGCAACTCATCCGCCAACAGCGGATTTCTATAAATTCTTTGATCAGGTGCAATCACACTTAAATCTGAAGCAATATTGACAATTACGCCTTGGTGATTTTTAGATAAAAGCTTGTTACAAAATGCTTGAGAACATAAAAATGTTCCATTGATTATGGCATCTAGACCATCTTTCCAATATTCCTCAGTCATCAATTCAAATCTTGTTTCAGGACCTAAAGATGAATCTTTTTTTACTTTAGGATCTTTTGCTGCATTGTTGATAAGCACATCAATTTTTTGAAATTGATTCATTGCTTTTTGAATTGAATGTTTAGATGTAACGTCCATCAACAAACTAAAAACTTTATCATTTCCAAATTTACCCCTAAGAGTTTTTTCAGTTTTAACTAAGTTGGTTTCATCTACGTCTGTTAAAATTACTGAAGCGCCAAATTCAAGAACAGCTTCGGCATGCTTAGGACCTAACAATCCAGCAGCTCCTGTAATTAAAACAGTTTTTTCTGAAAGGTCAAATTGATTATGAGGCGTCATATATCTTTCTTAAGAATTTTGAATGCCTTTCGATTGTATTTAATTCTTCACCTGAAGTACACCTTGCAGTTTGTAAAGTATAGAATTTTTCATAATTTTTGGTTTTTAATTTTGAAAAAATTCTTGTGAAAGGTGTATCACCTTGGCCAGGTTCTTTGGTTTTTGCATCAAAAGTTCTATCTTTTAGATGAACATGTTCTATTCTAGAAAAAAGTTCACTAATATAATCTTCGTGAGAAATACCGTAAGAAGTTGTATTTCCGGTATCGTATGTTACTTTGATATTGTCACCAATATCGCAAAGTTTTATTAGTTTTTTAAGAGATAACTCAGTTTCGACACAAAAATTGATATCTTTATAGGCTCTGGTAACACCTGAAAAAATTCTTAAGAATCTATCATATTTGTCATTGTCTTCTATTGAAGAATTTTCTAATAAAGGAATTGTAATAGACTTACAATTTAATTGTCTAATTCTTTCGCATGCAGGTATCAAGTTGCTTTCTAAGAATTTTTCTTCTGTTATTCTTGTGTCAACAAGATTGTCTAAACATATACTAGACACAGGAAAATTAGAAATATCTTCTGTAAAGAAGGGGTTATCTGTGTGTCTATCAGATGTGATAATCCATTCAATGTGTGTAAGTCGTAGTGTTAGTAAATCAACAAATTCTCTTTGCCAATTTGTTGGACAAATTTGAAAACCTTCATCGGGTTTAGTTAGACGACCTTGTATAATTCCTAAAAATTTCATTTTTTAAATTGGTAAGGGTTGATGTTCGATCCGTCTTTTGGTTTCCAGTTTTTTATTTGCTGTCCAATATTTACGCCTACATTGGAACTCCATTGATCTAGAATCTTTTGAGTAATTGTTCCAACTTTCCCATCACCTATTGGTTGGTCATTAAATTTTGTTGCAGGTAATAAACAAAATGGTGTTGCGGTTGTAAACGCTTCATCCGCAATCACAACATCATATTGATTTATATTTTTTTCTATGCATTCAATGTTCAATTGCTCACAGATATGGAAAATATACTCTCTGCTAATTCCTCTAAGGATATTTCTTCCTTCAGGTGTTATAACTTTACCATTTTTTACAATAAAAATATTGTTTCCTGGCCCTTCTGCTACAAATCCATCGGGGTCAAGCATGAGAGGCCAATTGTCAGAACCTGCAATTTGCGCAGCTTGCTGACTAGCTAACAAATAGTGTATTCTACTTCTGTTTTTAATTTTTGGCTCCAATAGATCAGCAGGAATTACCCTTTGAGAAACTAAAACCAAATTAATTCCACAATCGTACAAATGACCTAAATTTGAAACAGTCCATCGTAAGGGGTAATCTGCTATTATAACGTTGACCCCACTTTTTATTCCTGGCACATTATTTTCGTAGATAGGAAGAAGCCCTCTTGTTACGTCTATCATCAAACGATGCTCATCATCTTCCTGAAAAAATTTGTCATTAATTTCTACTGTTTCGTTGGCAGCTTCTTCCATTTCATCAATTGACATTGGAATAGGAATCTGTAAATATTTCATAGAACAGTACAATCTTTCAAGGTGTTCTCGAAGTTTAAACTGCTTCTTGTTGAAAGACCGTGTCATTTCAAACACCATATCACCATACATTAAGGCTGAATCATAAATGGAAATTTTTGCTTCTGACTCGTCAACAAAATCTCCGTTGTAATATACTTTTCTCATCTAATTTTTCCGTAAAAAAATGTTCTTTTCCCACCATCATAATCTTTATGACCAATTTCACCGAAATCTGTTATGTCAATTACATCAGAAAAATATTCTTTTATTTCATCACCATTCGTAAAGTAATTTTTACCGTATTGTTGCTGTCCTGATTTATACGTCATGAGGCTATGAAAAAATCCAATATTTTTAAAAACTGAAATATCTTTTTTGAATTTTTCTAATTTATCTAGCACATACCATGTAACTTCAACAAGCATTATACAGTCGATGTCAGCAGTTTTAATCATTGAAATATCTGAGATGTCAGAACAATAAAAATTACAATGAGGATATAAATTTTTCGCTTTTTGAATAGCCGAATGTGATATGTCGACGCCTGCAGCGTTGCCTACAGACTTGTATATTTCATTTGTAAAATGACCATGTCCGCATCCAATCTCAATGGGACTTTTATGGTTATTTTTTTTTAGCAATTGTAAAGCAATTTGCTTTTCTAAAGCAAATTTTTCTCTTGTGCTTTGTTCCCAAGGGTCATCAAACACCTGGTACATTTCTTCAAATTTACCTATCATTACTCCGTTATTGATGACAAAATCTTGATATTTCATTTTAGTTTTGTTTTGTAAATCATTTCACAGACTTCATGATCTTCTATCGAATCAATTTCAAAATTTTTCCAGTTTTGCATCAAAGATATAGAAAATTTTCCATGAATTCTATTTTTTGCTTTTTTGAATGTTTCTTTTTTAAAAACATAAACTGAACCATTTTCTACAAACTGATGTTTTTTGTCTTGTCTTCTTTTTCTTTGCATAAAATCATAATTTACGCTAGAAAGTATTCCATCATTCAATTCCCAAATCAAAAAATCTTCCAATATTGACCCTGAGAAAACTGAATCTAAATTTTCTTTTAATAATTTGTCAATTGCGTTATCAATATCTATTGGTTCTCTTAGCGGAGAAGTTGCTTGCAAAAACAGACAAATATCAAAATCAATATTGGTAAGTTCTAATTCGTTTATTGCATGAAGAAGTGCAGATTCTGAAGAATCTAAATCTCCTGATATCTCTGCAGGTCTTTTTATAGATTTCGCTCCATACTGGTTAGCAACAGAGAGAATTTCATCACAATCAGAACTTACATAAACATCGATATGATGTTTTGATTTAAGAGCGTTTTCAATAGAATATGCAAGCAACGGTTTTCCTAGAAAATTCATTATATTTTTTTTAGGAATTCCTTTGCTGCCTCCACGAGCAGGAATACAACATATTATTTTCATAATCAAATACTTAGCTTATTAAGGTGGCTAAGAATCAAATGACATATAAAATTTGTATCTGTCCATTTAGATGACCATTTGTAAGCTTCTAATTGAAGTTTATCTTTGTTCACAAGAATAAATTCTACAATATTAAAAATCAATTCTTTGTTTTTTGAATTAAATTCTTGCCAAGGCAAAGTATAAATTGGACAGTCTTTGTAATATTCAGTATACGGTAAAGAAGTGCCAAGAAGTGCGCATTTCATAAGGGCACTTTCGTATAGTCTATATGTTTCTGGACTTTGACCTGTTGGACAAAAAGATACATCACATCTGCTCAAAAAATTGATGTATTCATTTGCTTCTCTACTTATTCCAAATTTTTCATAAGTAAAGCCTTTTATAAAAGGTATTTGAGGAAGAATTGCATTTCTAATTCCTGATCTTTGCCCATAAAAACCAACAGGTATATCTCTTTGTACTTCTTTTTGAAGTATGAAATTTTTGGTTTGCCCTAAAGGTATATTTAAAACTCTTTCATCTTCTTTTTCAACTTTGATAAATACTTTTTTTGTATTATCGTCATAAAAATAAGGAGGAGTAACAGGATTATAATCTTTGATGTATGGATAAGGTTTTATAATAGCTTTACAATTTTCGTCTTTAAATTTAAAGTCAAAATTTTTATGTTCTTCGTTTCCTAAGATCCATAGAACATAAGGTTTATCAGATATAAAATTTTCTACATCAGCATGGCTGACATGATAAAAAGGTATTTTAAATTCTTTGAATTTTTCTTTTAAAATAAGAGAGATGGTGTTTATGTCATTTTTTATAATGAGTTCTTCAGAATACATTTTAAAAGTAATTCTAAAGAAAAATTATTTGATGTATTGCCAATCATAAGAAAATTTTCCAATTGACATACACAGATTTGTTTGTGAAAAATTTTTCTTGATGTTGTTTATATAGTCATCGCTATAGCCGCCAAAAGAAAAGTTCCAATCCCACTTTTTAAGAAACTTTTCATGAACTGAGCTCGAATATCTGATATCTTTTATTGATCTTTCGGAATATCTTAAAGGATGTATGTAAGATATTTCAGGTATCCATACATTTGTGAAGTTGTTCATGAGTGAGGATAATCCCCAGTCTTCATCTATCAAGAGAGTATACGGAGACCAATCTTCACAATATGCCAATTTTCCTAATACACTTGGCTTAAAAAGCACCAGATGAGTAAATGGAGCATGACACTTAACAGGTTTGCTTGGTAAAGCTAATTTGTGTTCAGAGAACAGTTCATTATTAGAAAATTTATGACATTCAAATAAGTATTTGTTATTTCTATCGATACAGAATCCTTCTCTTACTGAATTTGAAAGTGGAATATTGAACTGTTTGTAATAACCTGTATTAGTAAATGTAACCCAACCAATGTTTTCAATAGAATTTTCTATAATTTTTTTTGTTTTTTGATAAAAATCTTTAGCCTCTATTTTCAAATCATCATGGCTAAGAATAATGTAATCAGACTTTTTACCATATTCATCATAAAATTTATTATAACAATTTGCCCATGAAGAATTATCAATTTTTACATCTATACTGTTAGAAAATCTCAACTTATCAAGTGCATTTTTTACTTTTTGATAATTGCTTTGAGTATCTACAACATAATAAAAGTAAAATTCTTTAAAGCAACTATCTTGTTTAAAAGAAGATAAAGTGTCAAAAATATTTTCTTCTATTACATTTGGACCGGCACTGTTGATGAAAATAGAAACTGTCATATTACATGTCAAATCTTTTGGTTGGTACAACACTTTTTATTGGCGATATATCGCTAACATTAAAAACATTTATTCCAATGTTCTTAGCGCTTTGAGTTAGTATTCTAAAATCATCAACAATTCTTGGTATCCACGGATCAAATGTGTCTGAATTCTGTGTTTGTTTATCAACATACCCAAGGTTATAGTTTAGATCCACACCAAAAACATAAATTTCTGTACAGCCTGTGATAATTGCTGTGCTCAGCATGTGTAATGCACTGGTGTCTCCTGTCGTACATCTTTCTTTAGACTTGCACTTGTCTCTAACGTATTCTTGGATTGTTTTTCTTGAAAAATAATCATGATTTTCATGGTGACAGCAAAAATAATAATCATTATGTATTTTTACAACATCACCATTTTTCCAATTTTCTGTACAAGGCTTTCCACCAAAATGTCTTTGATCAAATGGCACATAATCAACTTTTAGAATTTGATCTACGTTTTTTGTTTTATCCATCGTATCTGCGTATACAAATTTGACATTCGTATATTTGTTAATTTTATGATATTCATTTTGAATTCTAAATGTTGGATTTGCTATACACCAATAATCTAAATCAAAATTATATCCTGCATTTTCTAAAACGCAAGTATCACCTGTCGTGAATAAAGTAAATTTGTTTTTATCTTTAGAAACTTCATGTATTCTTTTAATATCATTAGATAATGTTGGTCCATGTGCTAACAATAAACCAATTTTTCCTTTAGACGTATCTTCAATATCCTCAATGTTTAATTTCATAAATTTTCTTTAATAAAATTTCTGACATGTGTTGCATCACTAATATGAACGTTATTGTCACTTAGTTCTGTCTTAAGGAATCCATTTTCACAACAATAACCATTGTATACATCAAAAAATATAAAATTGTGTTTAGCACATAATTCTTTAATTTTTTGATTCATATATTGAGTATATTTTTTTCTTTCTTCATCCGTACCTAAATAAGGGTAGTCAGGATTTTCAGGAACTGTACCTTTTTTTACCGGTGGTAAAACATTGTATACACAAATTTTTATTTGTGGTCGTTGTTGTTGAATGCGATTGATTGTAATAAAAAATTTATCTACAATATTGTTAATAACTTCAACATAATTTTCTTTATATTTATGAACGTGACATCTGCAATCAATTTCTCCAAAACAAAAAATGACAGTGTCATTATCATTTATTGAAAATTTAGATATATCCAATCCATCTCTTCCAATAGAGAACATTAATTTTGGTCCAAGCCAATGAGGTATAACATTGTCTATCTGCGCAAAAGCTTGTTCTTCTTTTGGTTTACCAGTAACTCCTCCGCAATGGCTATCTCCTATCGTATGTATCATTTTATACCTTTCAATTTCCAATTTTCCCATATGAATTCATAATCATACGTCAATTCGTGAGTTTTAGACAATCTCTGTCTTATTGAATTTCTTTTTTCAACTGCATTAGGAACAAAGTCATGAAATTGTACTTGAATATTTTTAAATTTCTCAATAATTCCTTGTTCTAAACAGTAGTCAAGAAGTGGATATTCTTCACCTTCAATATTAATCTTTATTAGATCCGCAGAATTAATCTGCAATTCTTCTAAAACTTCATCAATTTTTCTAATTCTAATTTTCTCTGTAATTGAATTATTGAAAACATGAGTGCTGGATGCGTCTCCCGCTAAACAAATGTCAATTAATTCATTGATTGAGCCCAATGCATAGTCGTATATTTTTACTTTTTCGTTTTGATACCATGTTGAATTAAGAATCTGAATAAAATTCTTTACAGGTTCAAATGCATAAATATTGCATTGATACTTTTGATAGATTGAATCTATAAACTTACCTTGATAAGCACCTACATCTATAACGATTGATTCACTATTTAGAGGATAGTTGACCCTATGCGTTTTATCGCCTTGGTCTCTAACCCATTTTTCTATTTCTTTCATGAGAACAATATTACAATAGGTCGACAAAAAAGTTTTCAAAAATCCAATCTTCAGTAATCCAATAACTTTTTGATAGATCGTAGTTTTTGTGTATTAGCTTTTTTTCTATTGAAATATTTTCTATGTTATCGATGATTTGTTTTAAATCATCTAGACGATCAAATTGCAAAAAAGAACTTTTATCAAAAAATTTTTCAATATTAGTGCAGCCCCAATAAATTGGGATTGTTTTTGTAGCAAAACAATCTATTAGCTTTTCTGTAAAGTAGTTTTTTGTAGAGCAATTTTCAATGCATATTGAAAATTGATATTCAGATAAACCTTCTTCTTTATTTTTTATAGGATTATATCCTCTTCCAAATATGTCCATCTTATCTCCAAAAAGTTGAATAACTTCATGACGAAGTTTATGACCGTCTGTGATGGTTTTATCTGAAGCTATTATGCTAATCAACTTTGTTTTTTTATCATGATGAAAATCATCATTTATCCAGCAACCTCCTACAGGAGCAAAAATATATTTGTTTGATTTCTTTAACAAAGAATCATCATGTGTGAGAATATAGTCAAATTTGTGTTCGACTCTTTCAACAAAGTCGTAAATATTTGGTTTTATTGATTTAGGTTCTAATAACCAAGCTATCTTATATTTTGCTTTTGAAGCATCGACAACTCTGGAAAAAATCATATCATTCGTAAAAACTGATATACCCTTCCAGTCAAGTTGGTTTCTTATATATTCAAATTTTTTAGGCGTTTTACCGTGGACAGAACTTGTAGCGTGCGCAAAATCTATATCAAAAATATTAATTTGATGCATTACAACGTGATCCATTCGTTACATAATAAATCCTGCGTATCTTGTGGGCCTTTTATACCGAACCAATTTTTAGGAGCAATAACAATTTGATTTTTTGATTTTCCTAGCCATGCAGCCCACCAACTAAAACTACTGTTGGCTATAATATGATGTTTACACATAGACATTGCACACATGTCTACTTCTTCTTTTTGAGAAACTATTTGATAGTTATTGAAGTTTGATACACACCATTCTTTGTCATCTGTAAAAATAATAGGTTCAGATTTATTATCTTCTTTCCAAATTTTTTGCAAAGCATTTTGATAATACTCAACACTTTGTACAGGATGAGTATCAGGAAATTTTAAATAATCTGTCCGTCTGATATGCAAAGCAATAGAATTATTCTTATTTATAATTTTATTAGATTGCTCTAGAACTTCATCAGAAAATTGAAAAATTTTTCTTGTATATTCTTCATCTAGAATGTATTTCCATGATTGGAAATAACCTAGTATGTCAATGTTTATAGGCAATTTAAAAAAAATTTCGTTATAAGAAAAACTTTTTTCTTCCCATCTTGCATTAATTTTTTTAATATTTTCTGAATCTAAATCAATACAAGGTATTTTAAAATATTTTCTAATGCATGCTGTTTCAGCTGTTGGTAAAAGAATATTTGAATTTTTTATTCTTGCTAAATTGGCGATCGCGGCGACTTGAAACATTTGATTTCCAAGTCGACCATAATTTCCTAGCATAGAAAAGCTGTAGCTGCTCATAATTTTTGATAAGGCTTTTTTGTCCTTATTGATTGATCAACTCTCATTTGGTTTTGAGAATTGATAACATCATCGCTTATCGGGTTCCATCTATTATAAACATATAAAATGTTGGGAATATATGTAAATTTCCCACCAGTCATCTCAAGCATTGGTATCATAAATGCAACATCCCAACCTACTTTAAAATATTCTCCATCAGTATCTCGTAGATCTTCATCATTTATAGAATTCCATAAATAACTTTTGAATGTTCTCAAATGGCTAGACACGAATTTATAATTTCTATAAGAATTATTCTTTATTACTTCCTGAGGAAACGAACGATCAAAAGAAAGTTCTCCTGTCGGCCACATGACAAAGCTACCGTATGTTAACATAGAATCTGTTTTTGAATAGACTTGATCAACTAGCTTAAGAGAGTATTCACAAAACAAATAATCATCACCATCTATAACGGCCAACGCTGATTCCGTTTCATCTTTAGAATTTAATTTTTTAAAACCTTCTGTTATGTTATGAAGTGCTTTTTTATTGATATCATTATGAACAACAGTAAATCTTTCATCACCATGTTTTTTCATAAAATCATCTATCAATAAACCAGTGTTATCAGTACTGGCATCATCATAGACGATGCATTGATAATCTTTGTGTATCTGGTTTTTAATGGAAGCCAGAGATTTCATTATCCAAGCTTCACAATTGTATGCAGGTACTACTAATTTAAACTGCGTCATCTTTCCTCTTTGTTCGTGCTGGTATTTCTTCTGTAAAGATAAGGTTTTTCAAGAAGAATAGAAGTTGACCTAAAAAATGTTGTCATTCTAAAGTTAAAATCAGAATCTTCACTCATGAGTGTTCTAAGATTTTGACCTGATGGTAAAAACCTGCATCCTAAATTCCAAAACCTTTTGTAGAACATTGCGCTGACTCCAGCGGTTTCAAAATTACCTGTAAAGTAATGATTGATACCAGGCGTGTCAAACCCTTTGATAACGTTTTTTACGATGTCTTCACCTGAATACACGCTCATCTGCAATGGTTTTTGTATGCTTTTGTTTTTTTTGATATCATCATCATTCCAACAAGAAATAAATCCACACAGATTGTGTCCTGTCTTTGTTTGAAGTAATGTCTCTAGCTGTGCTTCTATTCTCCATGATAAAGAAATATCATCAGCATCATGTGATGTAACAACCTGCGCATCAGTTGAAGCTATAGCGGTATTCAAAGCATGCCACTTTCCCATATTCTTAGGATAAGAAATATATCTTAACCTTCTATCAGATTGATATAAAGAAATAATTTCTTCTACATTAGACTTATTTGTCGATCCATCATCAACAACAACAATATCCATATTTTCATATGTTTGATCTGTTATGCTTTTTATTGAATCATTCAAATATTGAGAATGATTATAGTTGCTAATGACGACACATATCTTTATATCATTTGACATAATCATGATCTTCTTTTTATTTCATACATCATAGGATCGGCGAAAGGAGTTCCGTTTAACATTGTAACAAGTAAAGCTAATTCTTTCGTTTCTATATTTTTTAGGTTAGCTCTTTTTTCAAAAATGTTAGGATTCAATTCTTGATTTGAGTTTATCTTGATGGCATCGTAGTACATTTGTGACAACAAATTCATAGATTCGTTTGAAATTTCAATTTTAGATTCTTGAAATAAATCAACAAAACAATCAAAAATTTCTTGATATATCAAAGTACATGTTTCATTGTTGAGACTTTTGGTTTTGTACTTGTCTAAACGTTTAGATAAAAGCTGGCCAACAGGTTCATGTATATTTTTCATTTTTATAATCCGCAAGATTTAATACCATCTTTAAATTTAATGAATTCATAATTCAGCAGCCTTTGAAGCTTATCAGAAGAAATCCAATACTTCTTATCATGACCAGGTCTATCATCAACATGATTTATGATGTCTGTGGTATTGTAAGATGTCATATTTTTATTGTTATATTCATTTATAATAATACGAACGGCTTCAATGTTTTTGAGAGAAATACCTGAAGAAACATTGTAGATAGAATCATTATTCCACTTGACTTCAGCGGACATTATCAATTTTCTAATGACACTAACAGTATCAGTAACGTATGTCCATTCACGTTCTTGATTCCCTGTTCCATATAAAGGAAAAAGTTTTTTATATCTGATAGAATCTATAAGTTTTGGAATAAATTTTTCTTGGTGCTGTCCTGGTCCATAGTTGTTGGAAGGTCTAACAATTAGATAATTTAATCCATGAGTATTTCTGTATGATTTTAACATTAAATCAGCTGCGGCTTTTGTCGCAGAATAAGGATTCATAGGACACAGTTGATCTGATTCATTAAAGGGATGAATTCCAGCAGGACCGTATACTTCATCTGTAGAAATATGACAAAGAGGAATTCCATTTTTTACACTTACATCCATCAGTGCCGCGGCCCCTTCTAAATTAGATTCAATAAAAACTTTTGAATTTTTTATTGAATTGTCAACATGCGTTTCAGCTGCAAAATTAATAATAAAATCTGGGGAGAAATCTTTTACAACGCTGTCTAAACTAGACACATCTCTAATATCCGATTGAACAAACCGACACACTTTTGTTCTACTTACATTTGCCGCATACGTAAGTTTATCAATATTAATTACATCATCTCCGCACTCAACGAAATGTTGAACGGCATGACCTCCAATAAATCCTGCACCACCCGTAATGATAACCTTCATTTTATTTTTCCATAATTTTTTAAACACCATTCTAAAGCGTTAGATGCTGTTTTTGGAGTATAACCTGTAGATATCATTTTGTCAACAGACAAAAGTGTATTTACTCTTTTTACTTTTAATTTTTTGATGTAATCAAGATATGAAATACGATTAACAACCATCTGAGGGTTGAATTCTTCCCTTATTCTAACGGCTATTTCATAAGGACTAATGTAACCAACATTAACAGTGTTGTAGATTCCTACACAGCTTTTTGAAATAAGGTGATCAATCATTTCTTTCATATCTTCAATGCAGGTGATTGAGTTGGGAGAATCTATAAAATCACCTGCTTCAATTGACATGAATTTGGTCAACATATTTGTTGGATTTGGAACTGGAGATATAAGTTGTCTAGGTCTAACAATTAGAATTTTATCATAACCACACGAAGTTAGAAGTTGATCAGCTTTGCTTTTTGTGTATGCATACCATGAAGCAGGATTAGGTTTATCTTCTTCAGTATATACTTTACCTGTTTCTTCACCATCAAAAATACAACCACTACTTATATGAACCATGCGATGGTTGAATGTTTGACAAGCGTGGGCTATGTTTAGTGCACCATAAACATTTACAAGTTCTGCTTCGTTTTTATTTGATTCACACCATTCTAGATTTATTTTTGCCGCGGTGTTTATTACCAGTGTATTTGGTGGGAATTTTTGTAATGAAGAGAGAACAGATTCAGGGTTAGCTATCTCTATATCTTTGTGAGATAGGATAACATCATTTTTATCTTTTATGATGTTGGATACTTTTCCATTACCGATTATGACTTTCATTGACAACCCCAAATTATTTCATTGGCTTTTTTGTAAGAATCGTGAGTACCTGCATCAATCCATTCACAGTTAATATCTACTAATGATCCATGTCTATTCCTTACAAGCCATGAATTCAATTCGCTGATTTCATATTCACCTCTTTGAGAGGGTTGTAAAGTGTTAATCACATCAAATACTTCATCAGTGTAACAATAAAGACCAACTATTGCTTTGTCACAAGGTGGAATAGCTGGTTTTTCTATGATGTCTATGACTTTTCCTTCAGATGATATTACAGGTACACCAAATCTTTGAGGATCTTTAACAGATTTAGCAAATAAACGATAATCTTCAAGAAGCATATCAAATAGTTTTATTTGTTTTGCAATCTCATCATTGTCAGAAAATATGTTATCACCAAGAATAACAGCAAACTTTTCACTTTTAGCAAAAGATGAACACATTTTTAATGCTGCAGCAATGCCATTTGCTTCATCTTGAACACGATATGTTATTGAACAACTGTGTTCTGCACCTGAGCCTAATAAAGAAATAACATCACCCATGTGTTCAGGACCTGTGACTAGCATAATATCTTCAATATTTGATCTTTTAAAGATATCAAGCATTCTAAAAATCATAGGTTCTTTTCCAACGGGAAGAAGGCACTTGTTCGTGACTTTTGTAATAGGATAAAGTCTACTTCCTGTTCCTCCCGCCAGAATAACACCTTTCATTGTGTTGTTGTCATCCTCTTTGGTTGTTGTTTTTTAATACTGATATGTGATGTTAGTGTTTTACCATCCCATTTTTGGTGCCATATCCAACCACCAAGTTTTTCTTTTAGTTCGACAGCTTTATCTTTAATCATTTCATCAGATACTTGCGACCAAGGCAAATCGAAAAACATGTTAGATTCTGCCGTATCTTCATACTTTTTTCCTGAAAGACTTTCCCAATGCTTTGTCCAATAGTTTTTATAAAGATGAATTTTTCTTTCTAAATCAAACCAACTATAGTGAAAAACCCCGGGAAGATTTTCAATAACGTTTTCAAACCAGTTTTGGTATATTTGCAACGCAGTTTTATCACCTGTCACGGCTCTCTTTCTAACATTATCAACTTCTTGATTGTAGAAAGTAACATGAGGTATTCTTTCAAATGTACTTGAATCAATCATGTCGCATCCATCTCCGTAAGCCGCATAAACTTCACCATTTTCATCGATTCTTCTTGCATCTTTTGGAATTCCATGCGTGATGTTGGCTTTATTACGACTCAATCGCCACTTCCATGGCATAATATCTGCACGAACTTTTTCAGGTCCACCCCAATACTCGACGACAGGAAGAGAAATGATATCAACTCCTACAGGAAATTTCCTGCAGATGTCAAATATTTTTTGAACGTCATCTTCATGAACAACTTCATCACAATCCATTTGCCAACAAAAATCTCCTGTGCACATGGAGCGGGCTTCTGCTTTTTGCATGCCATCGTAAGCAGCAAACCTAGGATGATTCCAATCTCTGGTTACTTGTTTTATTTTTAGTTTTTGATGAACTGCTGCCATTCCTTGGACAATATCCCACGTACCATCAGTAGAACCTCCATCAACAACACACACTTCATCACAAAAATCAAGCATAGATTCAATGGTTTGAATGAATGGATACTTTTGCGAAGCTGCATTATAAACAGTTGTATAACCGCTAATCTTTGGTTTGTATTCCATCATAGAAGTAATTCCATTCCAAAAAAGAGTTGAAGCTCCGTAAAGGTATTCTTCAATCTCTTCAACATTATCTGTATTGAACCATTCTTCTTTTGCATGCTGAACGTTGTCATTAATATGAAGCTTGCATCCTAAAAGCTTAGCTTCTATAACCATTCTTGGACATGTGTCATATCCTCTTGGCAAATAAACAAAACCTTCTGAACTAGCAAGTTTTGCCAAAAGTTCTTCATACTTTAAGCCCCAAACAACTTCATATGACTTTTTGTTATCTTCACACCATTGTTTGGCATCATCCGCTCCTTTGACCCAAGAATCTGAACCTAATACTATCCAACCTTTCTTATCGTCAACTGGAATGTTGTTTCTTAGAACTTTAACCTTGGCTAGTGTTTCTTTTGAAAATACGCTAGACAAAACTATATTTGATTTTTCAGATAAAAATGGGAACAACGCAGTGTACTTAGAAAGTTGTCCTTCGGACATCCACCACATTCCTGTAGCGCCGTAGTAAAAAGCTGATATTAGCTTTCCATTCATTTGATTGTGACAATCACAAGGAGTTCCTGTGGTAGAAAAATGTTTCTCTGGCGATCTAAATTTACAAAATTTGTAATCGTACTCTAGGACAGTATATTTGATATTAGCGATGATGCTGGGGATCAATTGTGGGTTTAATCCTGCAAAGTTGCCAAATATCCAAAATTTATCAACGCCCTCTTTAAGAAGTTCTAAAGAAACATCTCTAGAATGCACTTTTAGAACCTTATGTGGGCTTGATTCTATTAACGCTTCTGACGTTAATTCAGCTCCTCCTGCATATTCTTCTGCAAATAGATCAGCAACAAAAATAATTTTATCTTCTTTAGATAAAGATACTTTAGATTTTTCAACTACCTGATTTGTTATATTAAAGTTAGTCATTTTAATTTAAGTTTTAAAAGTTAAATTTGATTAATGTTAAATTAAGGTTATATTTAAAAAGGTAAAATGAACAAGAAAAATGTTCGCTACCAACCTAAAATAGTTGAAGAAGATCTTGAAGATGATCCTGTCGTTTCTCAAAGAATGCTTCACAATATCCAACAAAAGTTAGACAGAAGTGCCGCATTAAATGGTGGATTTGATAGATTGTTATACAAGATAGATTCAATAGAAAATAGCCAAAATGCTATAGCGACTAAAGTTGACAAGATACATGAAGCAATTTACAATCCGGATGAAGGATTGTTTGCCAGGATATCATCAAGCAAAAATGAGCAACATAACGCTATCAACGATATTGAAAAAAAGGTAGTAGAAATTTCTACTTGGAAAGAACAAAAAGAAAAAGAAAATGACCAAACTGAAGCTGAAGTAGAAAAGTTTGGAAATAAGATTGTAAATATTGAAAATTCAGTAGATAACTTGTTGCAATTCAAAACTTCAACTTTAGGTTTGGCAAAATGGGCCTTAGCAGCGGTTGGAGGCGGTGTAATTACACTTCTTTTCAAGGTGTTTTATACCTATGTGATATTAAAGTAAGTTGTACTTCTTTCATAAAATATCTATAATTCACATGTGCATACATCTTTTCATCTTAAAGATGATATTGATCTAAAAGTTGATTATATCAAAAGAAGTATTTGTAATCATTTTAAATTTAATAAATCACCTCTTCAAAATTTAGTTCTTTTTAGGAATTCTTTAGCATGTCGTTCTTCTATTTGCATATTCGACATGTTTTTTTCATTTATAAATAAAGCAGAATTAATATCACCTTATGCCGGTGATATTATTGTTACCTTATTTGAAAAAGAGGTAGACAAATCTACTCCTCATGTTTTTAATCATCAACATTTTGCTGAGATGTTGAAAGGTAACGACTGCGATATGCTTACCGATGCAATAAATCTTGCAGGTTTATATGGTAAAATTATTATTAAGAAAAATACAGTTGGTAAAAATTTTATTGAATTAACGAATAGTTACGTATTTGATAATTTAAGTTCGGCATTTAAGCTTTCATCTAAAGAATATTTAGATTGCAAATTAATATGCATTGATGGATACATAGAAAATGTATCAGAAATACACAAGTTGTTAGAACAAGCGGCTTCAACAAAAGATAATGTTTTTTTATTTGTTAGAGGATTATCTGATGAAGTCAACCATACGTTAAAAGTAAATTACGATAGAAAAACTTTATCTGTAATTCCTATAGTTGTTCCTTTTGATTTAGAAGGCGCTAATGTTATAAATGATATTGCAATCATATGTAACAATGATGTTGTGTCTTCTAATAAAGGCCAACTTATAAGCAGTATAGAAATTAGTAATTCAAACAGAGTAGAAAACGTAAAAATTTATCAAGACAAAATATTGATAACAAACAAAAATTCTTATAGTCGTGTAAATAAACATATTTCTTTTTTACAGCAAAAGATACACACATCTCATAGCATATCTGGTGATGTTTTATCTAAAAGAATACAAAGACTAGGTACTGTGCAAGTGGTGTTATCTTTGCCTGACGAAAATGAATTTGCTTCTCGTTCTTTTTCTTTAGACAGGAGAATCAGATCAATTAAATCAGCTATCGATCATGGGGTTATTAGAATTGATGGAAATTTATATCCATTCTCTTCTTATCAAACAGCTAACTTATTAAAAGAAAAATTATTTTCTTCTTTAAAAGATATAGGATGTATAATTGAATAATGCCTATAGGACAAAAGCATTTAATTAAGTGTCGTTGTGTTCTTCCCCAGTTTAAATCTCAACAAGACCCACCCACCCATCAATTTATAGTTTTTTCTATCATAAATGATGATGGAATTTGTATTCCAAAGTATTCTCAATGCAACAATTGTGGAACTTTACACAAAGTAACAGATATATGCAAATCTGATATTCTGATTGGAAAAGAATACATTAAATCATTAATAACTGTGGAGGATATTAAATCATCTTTACACACGAATGTTGTTAGCATATTAGAAAGCAACAATGTTGATATTGCCACATGGGAAGCAGTACAGTTTGTTCTAGAAAATAAAAGATGGGGTGAAATTGTAGTATTGTCGACTGACGTTGAAGGTGATGAAATTCACGGAAAATATATTAGAATTTTGGGAGAAACTCTTTTTAAAGTAGAATCTTTCATGAGGTCAACAGGCGTATTACCATGACAACAACTTTTGGACAAACAACAGCTGATAAATTGGCAGAAGAAAGTACCATAGCTAGACAGATTGTCGCTGAGATATCTAACTATGGTGTGACAGATAGGCAAAGATGGTTGATAATTTACTATCTCGCTTTAGAATTAGAAGATATAGAAAAAGTGCAGGAAGTTTGTGCTTTCTTAAAAGAAGTTAATCCAGACATAAGCATGTCTAAAATTTACGAAGGGAAAATCTAATGGGAAGATCAGTTAGTGCCAAATACGAAAAAAACAAAACAAATAACTTGGAAGAAGTTGTATACACCACTCATGTTCCGAGTGGACCTGATGCAAGATTAGTCGTTCTTCATGGAGAAGTAAATGAAGCTTCTATTTGCAATGTAATAGTTCAAATGCTTCAATTGGCTAATCAAAATCACAAACCAATCCATCTTGTTATTTCAACATATGGTGGATCAGTAGATGAAATGTTCTCTTTATACGATACTATTAAATTCCTGCCATGCCCAGTTCATACAATTGCCTTAGGTAAAGTCATGTCAGCCGGTGTTCTTCTTCTTGCTTCAGGTGTTAAAGGCAAGAGAATGATCGGTAAATCAGCAAGGATCATGATTCATCCTATTTCAGGAGGAGTAATTGGAAATGTTTTTGAAGCTATGAATGAAATTAAAGAATTCACTAGGCTTCAAGATCTGATGACCAATGCATTGCTTTCTGAAACCAGATTGAAAAAAGAAGAAATAGACAACCTTATGAAAGCAGGTCACGATTGCTTTTTGACTCCTGAAGAAGCAATTAAAATGGGAATTGTTGATAAAATTATTGGTGATTAATTCTGCATGAAAACATCCCACGAAGGATGTTAAACATAAATTTATGCCTAAGCATGATTACATGTCCTTTTTTCCATTTTCTAATATCAGAAAAGAACAAAGGGCAGCAATTGAATTCGCTTTAGATGCTTATGAAAATGGTAAAAAGTATGTAGTGCTGGAGCTAGGCACAGGAGTAGGGAAATCAGCGACAGGCATAACAATAGCCAGATACATGGAGGTTCATGGTTCGACATTAAAAAATGCCGATGGAGAACCTCTTACTGGTGCTTATGTTGTTACGACACAAAAGATTTTGCAAGATCAATATCTAAGAGATTTTGGACCTCAATGCGGTAAAAATCTAATAAGATCTATTAAATCATCAAATAACTACACATGCTCTTTTTACACAGATCAATCATGTGCTGAATCGAAAAGAATATTAAGTAAACTTGGCAAACAATTGAATGGAACAGACTTTCAAAAGCATTGCAAGCAAGAATGCAAATATTCTTCTGAAAAGCAAGAGTTTATTGATTCTTCTATATCTGTTACTAATTTCCCCTATATCTTAGCTGAATCAACATACTCTGGTAAGCTAGAACCTCGTGCAATGTTGGTAGTTGATGAAGCACACAATACCGAGCAAGAACTTGGTAAGTTTGTTGAATTGACTTTTTCTGAAAAGTTTTCAAAAGAAGTACTTAAATGTAAATCTCCAAAAAATGAAACGCAAGAAGCTGTTTTTGATTGGGTAAAAAATGTTTATAGAAAAGCTGCAAAAAAGCATGCATCTAACATAGAAAAATCACTACTAAAAATTAGTGGAGACATAGATGGATATGGAGCAATCTCTAAACAATATGAGATGTTAGAAAAGCATCTTGGTAAGCTTGATCAATTTATGGATGTCTATAATCCTGAAAATTGGATCATGAATACTGTTTATCCTCTTGAATCAAAAAAAGCAGGCAAAAAATATGAATTTAAGTCCATCGATGTATCACCTTATTCTCAATCTATATTTTTTAGATTAGGAGGAAGGGTTTTGTTGATGTCGGCTACAATTGTAGATAAAGATATATTTTGCCAATCTCTAGGATTGGATCCAAAAGAAGTTGCTTATCTTTCAATACCTTCGCCATTTCCAATTAAAAACAGGCCTATACACTATATGCCAGTTGGTTCAATGTCTAAAAATAATATTGAATTAACTTTACCTAAGATGGCTGAAATAATCAAGTTGTTGCTTGAAAAACATGCTTCTGACAAAGGTATTATTCATTGTGTTAATTTTAAAGTAGCAAAATACATTAAAGATAATGTTCCATCTGAAAGATTGATGCTGCATGATTCTTCTAATAGAGAAGAAGTACTAAAACAACATATTAAAAGTGAATATCCTACTATTCTTCTTTCACCATCTATGATGGAAGGTGTGGATCTTCATGACGAACTTAGCAGATTTCAGATTATATGTAAAGTACCTTTTCCTTATTTGGGAGATTTAGTTGTAAAGAAAAGAATGGAGAAAAATAAATTTTGGTATCCATATATGACAGCTAAGTCTGTTATTCAAGCTCTAGGTAGATCAATTAGAAATGAACTAGATCACGCTGAATCATATATACTTGACAGTGATTGGGAAAGATTTTATTACAACAATAGTAAAATGTTCCCAGTTGAGTTTGGTAAAACATGATTTTACCAAGTCTTAAAAAGACTTATATTTTATTTTGGAGGAATTCATTAAAATGAACAATGATGTTTTGGTTAAGTGGGAAGAGTTAAAGCAATTAGTTGAGGCTTTAGAATTAGATGTTGCAAAAAACGCGAGAGGTGTTGCATCAGCAGGTGTTAGAGCCAGAAAAGGATTAAGGGCTCTTCAAGGTAAATCAAAAGAACTTGTAAAGTTGACAATTGAGCTTGAAAAGAAAGCAAAAGAATCTTCAGAAACAAAGTGAGTCATAAATTATATGAGATCTTTTAATAAAGCAAGACTTATTGACATATCTGACAAAGGATTAGATCCTAAGCTGCCTCATGTAGTAGGACCAGATGGAAGGTTGACATCTAATTTGCCACCAGAAAAAGATTCTCAATTAGAGGCAAAAGATGAAAAAAATGATGTCGACCAACAAACATCTGTAGTGCAAGAACAAGAACCAATTATTTTTGCACAAACAAATAATGTTGAAAAGAAAAGCAAAAAATCTACAAAAAAATCAAACTAGTAATTCTCAATAACCAATTTGATTTTTTCATAGATATTTTTTTCTATTTGGCATATTCTCATTCGAGTCAGGCCGTAGATCTTACCAACTTCTTGTAAGGTCTTTGGACCTGACTTCGAAGTTATTATCACACAGTTTTTTCCTTCTTCATAATTTATCCAATTTTGACAAGATTTTTTCCCACAAGAGAAATTTGACTTTTCATATGTTGAAAAGCATGTTTCATTCGCAATCACACTTAGATGTCTTTTTTTCATACTAATTCAAAATCAAACTACAAAATAAGTACGGTGTTGTTTAAGTGCAATATAATGTAGATAAGATATGAAGAAGACATACGTTTTAGATACTAACGTTTTATTAAGTGATTCAAATTCTATTTTTTCTTTTGAAGATAATGATCTTATCATTCCAATGGCTGTTTTAGAAGAATTGGATCGTCATAAAAGTAGACTTGATGAAGTTGGTAAAGGAGCTCGTCAAATATCAAGATCACTTGACGAACTCAGAGAAAAAGGAAGTTTAACGGACGGCGTTGTTCTTCCTCAAGGTGGTATTTTGAGGATAGTTTCCGTTAGTTCTGAATGGGCGAACAGTCTGCCTAGAGAACTTCAAACTTCAAAAACCGATAATATGATTATAGCTTTGATGTTTCAGCTTAAGCATGACAACGTCAATTGTGTATTGGTTTCTAAAGACATAAATGTTAGAATTAAATGTGATTCTCTTGGAATAAAGTGTGAAGATTATTTCAAGATGAGAGTCACAGCTGATGAAGAACATTTTTATAGAGGTGTAGAGGTATTAGAAGTACCTGAAGAATATGTTGATAGCTTTTATCATGAAGAACAAGTTCAAATACCATCCGAACTTATAGGAGATAAAAAGCTTTATCCAAATCAAATAGTTGTCATAAAAACAACAGGTCCTGATGGAAAAACCATTAAATCAGCATTGACTAAATGTCTGAATCCTGAAAAACCACTTATTCCTATAGCAAAAATTGAATCAGCTTTTGGTTTAAAACCTCGCAACAAAGAACAATCATTTTCTTATGACTTATTGTTTGATGACAGTATCAAGCTACTAACACTTACAGGCCCATCAGGTACTGGTAAAACTCTTCTTGCAATTGCGGCCGCATTAGAACAGCTTAAAGGATTAGGTGGCATACCCAAGTACGATAAGCTAATTGTAACACGACCAGTACAACCTGTTGGAAAAGATATCGGCTTCCTGCCAGGTACTCTTGAAGAAAAGATGGAACCATGGATCGCTCCAATCCGTGATAACATGAACTTTCTCATGAGTGGTAAGAAAGGTAATCGTCGAAAAGTACCAAGCGGTGTTGATCCAAACGGAAAACCAAAGTCAACTGACGAATACTACCTTTCACTACTACAGGAAAAAGGCCTCATTGAAATTGAGGCAATCACATTCATCCGTGGTCGTTCAATTCCAAATGCCTACATTATCATAGACGAAGCACAAAACCTTTCCATGCACGAGCTGAAGACAATCATTACACGTGTAGGCGATGGAACCAAGATAGTTCTTACAGGTGATATTGAGCAAATTGACAACGTTCATGTTGATGTTTTCACAAATGGTCTTACATACGCAATCGAAAAATTCAAGGATTATCCAATAGCTGGACACGTAAGCCTTCTTAAGGGAGAAAGAAGTGAATTGGCTACTTTGGCATCAAAGATTTTGTGATGTGGTAAAACACAGGTAGCTTTTAAGTTTTTGTTGATATTTGTTATGACATGTCATGAGCGGAATTTTAGATAATAAATCCAGGGTTATCGATGCCATACTAACCTACGAAGGTCGTAGACAGATGGCTGAAGGTAACTTCGTAGTCAAGTATGCTACTTTTACAGACAAGGCGGTAGTTTATCAACTTGATTCAGAAGAAGGTCATGTTGATCCTACACAGAAAATATATTTAGAGGCTTTTAATTCTCCTTACGATCAAATAACATTTGAAGCTGATGATTCTGGCAAGCTTACGCCTTTTCGTCAGCATATTTCAATTGGTGAAACAACTGTTACAGGTAGTATTACTGGTAGTGTTTCTTGGAATGCTTTTGTAGGAGGTAAAATAAAAAATAGAATTCAGCAATTCGCGACTGATGGTTCTTATTCAGGAGCATTTTCAGAAAATGCTATGAATGGAGCTAGTTTTGCTTCTCAGATTGAAGGTCTGCTTACATCTTCAATTGATAATTTTAACAACCTAATGATATTAGGTACTGCTGATCCATTATTTGAAGATTACAACTTTGCTTTAAACACAAAAAAGATAAAATTCACTATTAGGTCTGACTCAACCACACAGCAGATGGTTCCGCCTACCAATATTAATACAATCGATTCTTTATTTAGTGATGAAAAATTAAGAAATGTTGAAAATTTCAAATATCTTCCTCCTATAAAAAAATCAAGTTTTTCTGTTGATAAAACAGATATAAATCAACTAATAAGCAACAATTTGTTGTTAGGAGATTATCCTCCTTGGGGACCTGTTGAAAAACTTACTTTTTCTGAAATTAGTAAAGAATTAAAAAATTACGAAGAAGATGTCAAGATTGTATCATTTGATCCTACATCGAGGGACAATGAGATAGTTGCTCAATTTTTTGAAATAACCAATAATGAAGTTAAAAAGCTCGATGTAATTGACTATGGTAAAGTTAATGATAACACTTCAAATCCAAAAGCAGTTACACATCATGTGTTTTTTATAGGAAAAGTACTAACAGATGACACAGGATCAAACTGCTTTGTTCATTTATTTACTTTGGTATTTGGACCTGACTCTGAAGAGGAATAACAATGCAGTCTTACGAAAGTGATGTTAAAAGTGTATCTTCCATCAAAGTTGTTCCGTATTTTGCAACTTATAATGGAGAAGATGATTCTGATTATTATTTTGATTTAAACTTTAGCTTATTACAAAGCTATATAGTTAAATTTTTTCTTTCAAAAGTTGAAGTAAAAATTTATAACAAAAATGTGTCAGTAGATTCAGATGGAAAAAAATACGTAAGTTATTCTAATGATATTGCAACAACTATTGCCTCACAAAATAGCATTCACAAAGTTCTATTAAAAAATTATAACCAAAGCAAGTTGGCAAAACAAAAATTAGATAGCTTGATTGCTGTTGCTTCTGTTGGAAGTCTTGAAACAGCTGTACTTGAAATAACAAAATCAGAAATAAAAAGCGGAAAAGATCCTAAAGACGTAGCTTCACTTTATTATCCAGTCTATACAATTGAACCTCTTACAGATTTTGAATTGCAAATGCTGAATGTGTTTACTTCATCAGACACAAAAGAAGATATTCAAAAATTAAATTTAGAACTTTTAACGAATAGACTTATAGATCCTGCTGAGACTGTTCAAGATTCACAAAAAAATTCATCTTTAGATATAGTAAAAAAAATAAGAAAATTTTATATTTCTCAAAAACCTTTTGATCCTACAGATGAAATACTTTACAAAAAAGTTTCGAAACAACAGTTTATTGATAGAGTTAATTTTTTTGCAAAAGTAAGAATACCTAAAAAATATTCTGAACAAATTTTAGATGTTAATTTTGAAGTATATACATCAAAAAGTACCATTCCTTTAGAAATTAAGAAATTGCAACTGGATGTTTCTTCATTTTTAAAATATTCTAAAATAATAAAAGATGAACCTAAGCTAGGCTATTCAGAAAATTCAAAAATAATAATAGGACAAGAAGATAAAAATGCTAATGCGATTCAAACATATAGAAAAGAGATAAATGATATAGGTGAAATATCAAATTATTCTTTAGTTGATGACTCAATGGTGCTTTATAAAAAAAGAAAACTATTTTCTTCATTAAAAAGCAAAGGTAAAGTTTTTATATATCGGTCTACTCCTTACGAATTGCCATCAGGTAAAAAATCTAGCTTTTTTGGATCATTAGTTGTAGGAGATCCAATGAATCTAGATCAAACTTCTATGGTAATAGTTGATAAACCAAACGCTGAGGCGAGTTTGCTGATTAAGCTGTACAACATACCCGTGTTTGCTTCGCAGGTAAAAGTTGAAAGAAAGCAGATAATCAATAACGCCATTAGAGAAGATACAAAAACAGTTGTTGTCAATTACGATTACATAAAAGACATTTCTAATTCTGTCGTGCTTGAGGACAATTTAGTAAAAAATGATGAAATATACGAGTATAGTCTCTATTACAAAACTAAAACCGGAGAAGAAAGAAGATCAAGATCCCAAATATACAGGTATGTAAATTCAGCTATAGCGACTTCTATTTCTACAGTAATATCTTCTCCGGTTTTAAGCGTTGCAAATGGCGAACCAAGTTTTTCTTTTTCTTTATCAAGTCAGATAAAAGAAAAAGAAGCGAATAAAATAAAGTTGCATTTAAAAAACGCAGACATCTTCGAAGAATTCCAGAATGAGATGGAAAAAGTAAATGATACGTTTAATAATCTTATTTTTCATCGAGTTGTTAGGATTAATTTAAAAACAGGACAGAGAGAGCTTTTTGATGATATTCCTGTTGATGGAACTTTTGTTGATGATTATCAAACAAGAAAAAAGTTTTCTGTTTCAAAATTAGACCCAATGACTTCTTATCATTATGAAGTTAGAGTTTCTTTAAGGGATCCTATTACTTTATTTAGAGATTATGTAAAAGTAGTTACAGTTTCAGTTGGCAAAGGAACAAAAACATACGCTTATAGACCTTACAGGTGGAGACAACCTACAACATTAAAAAATGGAACTCTTTTGGCTTCAGATAGTGAAGGTAATATAATTTCAACCACATCACTTTTTGAAGATGGAGAAATTGGCGTAACAGCGACATATACTTTGGCTAGTTTGACTAGCACTGCTATTGTTAAAGATTTATTCGCTGAAAGACTGGACGTCAATAAAGTAAAAGTAACATGGGATATTGAAGGAGATGAAAGCAACTACGATCACTATGTTATTTCAAAAGAAGTTAATGGTAAAAAGCATCTTATTGGGTCATGTCAAGGAAAAGAATTTATAGATATCATCGACATGTCTAATGACATGGGGACCATCTTTTATCAGGTTACACCTGTCTTTATTGACTATTCAGTTGGATCAGCTACAAGATCCAACGCAATATTCATTGATCCAAACGAATTTTTTAGTACATATACCGTACTATCATAGTAGGCGACGATATGGCAAAAACAAAAATAGGACTACCTGCTTCTCAACCAAAAAGCAAAGATCAAAATGAGAAAGCAAAAGATGTTATTATAAAAAGCAATGTCTTAACAGAAAACACAGAAAAATTCAATGCGTCTTCAGTTAGAAGCAACGCTATACCTTTTGATAATGACACGGGAATAATAAGCAGTAGTCCTGAAATTTTATTTTTTAGCGCGTTTGAACCTGTTTACAATGATGAAGGTGCTTTAAATAAAACAGGAGAAATATTACAGGCTAAACAAGAAAGTTTGCTTGTTTCTGCCAATAGATCAATAAAAGATTTATTAGATTCTGAAATATTTGCGGATATCCAGTCGTACGCCTCTGGTACCAGAGAACAAATAAAAGATTTTTGTGATAGCTTTATAGCTGATTCAAATGATTTAATATCTCAAATGGAAAATATAAGAAGAAATTTGGATCCATTATATCCAAATTTGCTTCCGTATGATGATAAAGGAAAAGTTGATTTAGACGCAGCTTTAAAAGAATATCCAGGTGGAATAGATGTATTTCCTAAAAAAGTTGGAAATGTTATAGGTGATGAAGAAAATATCAAGTTTTGGACGTCGACTAAAGTATGGCTGCAAATGTGTCGTGAGTTAAAAGAAATATTGGCTAAAGGATATCCTTCTAATCTTTTATCAAATTCAACAAGCGTTAAACCTGTAATAAACAGTTCTTATAAAAATCCTTATAAATTAACATCTGCTAATTCTTCTAATATCAAGAAATTTGAATGGAATAAAAAAACCTTTATTGCGCCTTCAATAAATGATTTATCAATTCTTGCTAAAGATGGATTTGATAACGCTGTCAGTCTTTACAAAGTTTTATTTTCTAAAAATATTTTTTCTTCTAAAATATTTTCTAATTCAGATTCTTTTGAAGAATCTATTGGTCGGTTAGCTTATCTTTTGTGCAAAGAACATGTTTATTCATCAAAAATGATGAAGACTTCTTCATTCGCCAACCAATACGGTTATGCTATAGGAACACGGAATAACGCTATAAATATTTGGGATTATATAATTGGATCTTCAGGTGCTGATATTACCGATATTTCTTCATCTCCCTTAGGAAATGGTAATTCTTTAGTAAGCATTGCGCAAACAGTTGACAACAATTCTGAAATATTGACGTTTGAAGATCGTTATATAGCTGATGATGTAGGGTTGAAAAGACAAGGAGCTGTTATAACGCCTGGCATGTATTACTATGTTGAAAGTTCTTTAAATACGGTGAATAATACTTTTGATACAACTCGTATTAATTCTTTGCTTTCTAAATTAGATATCGCTGAATCTACTTTTAAAATCATATTAGAAAATATGATTTTTAGATTATCTCCTTCGTCCGTTTCATCTGCCACAGGTAACGGAAAAAATCAAATGACGGAAGCTCGTAACAGAGCTGTCAACTCAATTAAAAATTACAACAAAGCTAGCACAGAAGGTGAACTTCTTGGTCTTGTTAAGATGTTAAGTAATCCTATTGATTTGATAAGAAAAATAGAAAATGAAATTTTAGCAGAATCTCCCCTAATGAACAGAGGCGTCGTCAAGGCCGAAGAATCAAAAGCAGGTGATACCGTTATATTCGGTCCAATGTATACCAATCTGTTATGGAGTAGAGATACTGATGGAGTTTTTGTAACAAATTCTACTAATAAACCTGTTGATGTAAGCTGGTTGTTGATTTCTTTGGCTGCCGACGATGTTCATTTAAAAACTCTTATTTTCATGAGAACGATGGCCATGCTAGTGAATCAATTAGAAAGTTTTGTGGCGACTAAAGAAGTTCAAGAATATACAGGTGATGAGTTTGGGTATGATGAACAAGGAAATGTCGTTTCAAATCCTCAAGTCACAGTTACAAAAGATATTACGATTAAAACTTTGCTATCAGATGCAATTATAAAAAGAGTAACAGAGATAACAAACTCTCAAATAACAGATCCGAATGCCAACGCGTCTGTTTATGTGAATAACGTAAAAGAAGCTTTAGATGGTGTAACGCCGAAGGGATTAGAAATGCTTGATAACGTTGTAAAAGTTATGAAGCAAATAGACATAACTAACTGGTTTATGACCAGTACCACAACAAATCAAGGAGATTCAAGCACTACTTTTTATTCAGGAATACCAAAATCAACATATTACGCTGCATTTTTTGAATTATGCATGCTCATGATACATGCAGCAAATCCAGAAAGAATAACGTCTTGCTCAGATCCATATTACGGTTATTTTGTCACAAAAAAAGTAAATGATCATGTTATCAGCGGTTTTAAACAAAACTCAGGTGAAATAATAACTGTTTATCAAATGGACAAGATTCTTACAGCTTCTGAAAAAATGATTTATGAACAAATCAAATATGTTAGAAAATCTACCAATACTGTTTATGCGCTGGTAAAAAATTTGAAAAAACAGTTTTCTTATTTCAAAGATTCTTTAGAGTCAGGTAAATTTAAAACATTCTTAGATAATGTTAGCGAAGCATTAAAAAATAAGTCTTTGTCAAAATACCTGTTGACAAAAGAACAATTGCAGCTTGTGAACAGCTGTTTAAAAGATATTTCAACAAGATCATCTTTATCTTACTCATCTCCTTTAAAAGAAGTAGCTCCATATTTTTATGGAATAAAAGATAATTCTGATTTAGATTTAGTTTTACCTTTAGAAGACATTCATCTTTCTGCATGGAATTTCTGGTTAAAGAATTTTCTAAATGAAGGAAAATTTAGACAATCAGAAGGTTTTAACAAAAAGATAATTTCTATAGGCATTCCTCCAAAATTGCAAAGAAGATTACAATTAAGCGCGTCTGACATAACCAGTAAAACCAATAGAAAATCCTTAATAAAATTAAGGATTTATAGGTATGATATGTTAAAACCTGACTTGGTTCATTTGCCAAAAACTTTATTATTTGATTTTGAACTTTTCAATTCCAAATTGCTATCTTCGTATGTAATAGACCCAGCAATACTGCAAAATCAAAATATTTTACCAGAAGATCCTCAGTACAACAACAAAATATTAAGATCTATATTCCTTGATAAAACTGTTTTATCAAGCAAATACGAATTATTGCCTGCACAAGAAAAACTGTTGTTATTTCATAGTCATTATGAATCTTTTTTGTTTGAAATCTACTTAAAATTTATATCGGATAGTTCTTTTGATGAGCAAAAGTATTATCGATATAATCCATTACCAAGACCTACTGAGAATTTAGGAATGTTATCTCAGGTTAGTACTAGAACATCATTTAATAAACTTTTTGTTAATCATACTTTTATGGCTAAGATAGAAGATTTAAAAAATGACTTAATAAGTCCTAGAAAGTTTGATAGAGTTTATCATACAATAGTGGATCCTGATGATTTTACAGTAGATTTAAGTTTAACATCCCCTCAAGTTCTTCAAAATTATTTGGCAAAAGGTGATGTAATTAAATTGGCTGATGATTCATACGTAAGAAAAAAGACTGATGTAAATGAAATTACATTTGATAAATATTTTGTTTCCATAGAATCTTATGGTGAAAGCTCAACGGCGTCATGACAGCTCCGACACTAAGCCAAAATAACAATTCTCAGCAGACTATAAGTGTAGTAAATACATCTTATGAGAAATTTTTTGCTATACCATCTAATCCTGTTTTTTCATTAAACATACCTGAAGTAAAAGAGATAAATTCTTTTTTTACATACAATTTTTACGTTAATGATGAAGGAACACAAGAAAATTCAGGAGTGCCTGAATTTATTAAGAAAAAATCAGATTTTTTAAATGCAAATGATGCAGAAACTCTTGACTTTACGTTACGAGTTCCTAGGTACGTGACGATCAAATGGACACCAGCTCCTTCAGGTTATTATGATCCTTATGATGATAGGAAAACTTTTTCTATTAAACAAAATATAGAAAAGATTATAACTGAAGATGAATTTACTTCTTCCAAATTTATAAATTACACTTTTAGTAATATTGATAGAATACAAGACGCATACAATGACATTAACAACGATGGAAATCCTGATTTTGGTAACAGTCAGGCTACCACCATAGATCAGTATGTTAATTACCTTCTTAAAGAATTCAACGATTCTAACGATAGCGTCAAAATAGAAAAAACAAAGAAAAGCATAACACAGGCTATTGAAAACATAGAGAAAATTGCCGATAGACCTAAAAAATCTTTAGGTATAAATTTTTATGATGAAAGAGGCAATGTAATAAATAATACCTCTGGATTTGATCAGTTGGTTTCGGGACCTGAAGCATTCCTCAGAACTCAAATAAACTGCCTTGTAATACCAGATCTTTTTGATAAAGTTTACTTACAAAAAGACACAATAAAAGAATTGAATAATTATTACAAGTATTCAAAAAACAGACAAGAGCTTAATGTCAATGATGCTATCGTAAAAGCTGTGGAGATAAGTAAAGTAAAAGAAGATCCAAATAAAATATCAACAGAAAAAACTATAATAGGGTATTTGATAGATCGTTTTGAAAAAACCCCTGAAGGTTTCGTAAAAAATAAAAGCTATGCCATAGAAAATCCTTCTATAACAAATTTTGTAGATGTTCTTGTCAAATATGGAACGACTTATTACTATTCAATCAGGTCAGTCGCTAGGATAAAAACTCAAGGATTTGACGAGGAAGAACAAGAAGTTAGGGATATAACATACCTTGTAAGTTCAAAACCAATAATAACAGTTATCGAAACTGTAGAAAACATTCCTCCACCTGAACCTGTTGATGTCAACTTTGTTTGGGATTATAAAAAATCCAAACTAAAAATAGTTTGGGGTATGCCTGTCAATTCCCAAAGAGACATTAAACAATTTCAAGTATTTAGAAGGTCATCAATTAACGAACCTTTTGAATTGATAAAACAAAAAAACTTTGATTTTTCAACAAAAAAATACACTACAGGTGAAAAGATAGATGGAAATAAGCAAGACATGACTCAAGAAGAAATGTCATTTGTGGATTTAGAATATTCACCTTCTATGTCACATGTAGATGAAGACTTTGTAGTTGACATTGAAATGCTTATGACATCAAAATATATTTACAGTGTTGGCAGCATTGATGCTCATGGCATGGTATCTAATTACAGTTCTCAATTTGAAGTAAGTTTTGATTTTTTTAAGAATAAAATTACAAAAAATCTTATAAGCGTAGCAGGAGCTCCTAAACCATACCCAAACATGAAGCTCAATCTTGATCTTTTTAAAGATACAATAAAAACAAGTGGTGAAGCTTCGATGAAAATGAAAGTTTATTTTATGCCAGAATACTTTAAGATAAAGTACAGCAGTGGCAGAATAGAAAGAATGTTGTCGACATCTAATGAAAATGGTTATTATAAAATGCAGTTCATAAATCTTCAGAATCAAAAAAGCGATTCTATGGATATTGTAATTGATGATCCGTTAGGTCTTACAAAATAGTATCATCAATTTATG